GTTTGATTCTCTTCAGAGTCACCGTACCACTCGTTAACAATATCACAACACGTCCACATAAGATCGGATGGAACCGACCCATCCCAATTGGTGTAATCACCAGCGAAGCCCACCTCGCTGATGCTCAGCATAGACTCCCACATCTTGGCCCACTGAGGACCATAGACATTAACACCGACGGCAGAGAATATCTCCCCCGCACGCAAGTGCATCCATGCAATGAAATCTCCGAAATACTTCCGTGAGATATACACCAAAAGTTTGGAGCTTGCCATAAAGACTCGAGTAGAGCCCAAACGCACCTTCTCCAACGGTCGCCGCTCATCTTTCAGACTGGCCACATAGTATCCATTAAGGCGTTCACCTTGCAGAACACTACGCACCGCCTCCTCACACTCCAACAAGAACTCTGGGTTAACAGAATACAAGTCGGTATCCCCCAATTTGGGGAACAAATGGTGAGAGCCGGAGGTCGTGGCCTTAAACGGAAATCCAGGCGCTGAAGTCACCGTGATAGGTTCATATCCTGGATACCGAGCCATCCTGCCTTGATCATCTTTGAACATTCGTCCATTGACAACCTCACAGGGCTCCATCATCTCGCGTTTGGCATACTTCTTGTAGCCAGGTGCCATGAGAATATTGAGCATCTCTGTAGCTGCTTCCTTTCGCAAATCCAACGGGACTGCTGGGCTAACAGCTGCATACTTCAAGACTCCTTTCCGTATTGGGAAGGGCTTAGGCGTCTCCGGGGGCCAATCCGGAAGATACCTTGGATCCTTTGAGGTAAGGACAGACCGATCTCTTGTCACAGGGAAGAGACCATGAACCTGGGAGTGGATGAAATCACTTTTCGTCGGCTGATATGGTATCTGCGACTTCAATTCATCCGGGATTTCGTCGACCAAGACTACAGTCCCTTCAGCAAGATTCACCAAGGGCTCTTGCTTAGGTCCTCCAAAACCATTAGAAGCAGCAAATCCGCTTCCGCCCAACTCCTTAATCCAATCCAAGAGATCCTCGCGGAGAATTATTTCTGCGACACCACCATCAGCACCAGCGCCAACGTGCATGCCACAGAAAGTCATTCGACCACTCGAACACTCAGCCAAAGGAGACCCGCACCAACCAAACTTCGTAAGTCCGATATATGTCCAATATCGTCCGGAATAAACCAGACCAGTATTGATATCTTCGTACTTGAAGGGCTTCGTGCGCGCCTGCTCTGCATAAAGGATCTTGGAGTCCATTGCCCCACTGACGTCATTCTCGTCCGAAGCACAAATCAAAGCTACTTGATGAGCAAAATTCGCTTTCTCACGTACCTCAAACATGTGCTTTGTCATGAAAAATTTCACAACGTCTTTGCCAGTACGCCCTCTGATCTTGAAGAGAGCTACGTCCTTGTTCCCACAACGCTTAAATGCAGATGGATCAATATCCACGTAAAATTGGGCATTGTCGATACCACACATCAGTAAATGCACAGGATTCTTCGCAGAAAAATGTCGCTTCATCGTCTCCACGTAATGCCATGGGATCATAAAAACATCCCCTTTGAGATTCAATGTCGTCCCGAACTGCGTTTGGTATTTACCTCCAGCTCCAGTATTATACGAGTAACCAAATGTATACACATTCGTCTCTCTCGCATGCAACCAGACCTGAAAGTCATTGACCGGCTCCAAAGAGCCACGCACTTCATCCTGGTAGGCACCAACTTGTGCCCGTCCGCCTCGGTGAAGCATTGCCTTCATACGAGCGATTCGACCTTGTTTCTCTCGGGGGATCTTTCTCCCATACCCGTCATAACGACCACCTTCGTAATCGTATCGGGTTGGTTCGTTCTCAGCCGCAATGTGGGGGATTGTATCCACTTCCTCCACACTTGGTTTCCCATACGACTGATAACAACAGTACGCAACTGCCAGCAACAAAATGGCCAACAATAGCGATACCACAGACTTCCACTTGGTGATCAAAAATCGACCCAACCAAGTCGCGCACTCTCCCAAGAACCCCAACATGCTCCTAAGAATTTCCGCGCACTCTTCACTCTCGTGCTTCACTATAAAGCGAGGACGCTCG